GTGGGTCCGGACCTAGCGGTAGCGAGCCAGCCAGCCAGCCAGCCAGCCAGCCAGCCAGCCAGCCAGCCAGCCAGCCAGCCAGCCAGCCAGCCAGCCAGCCAGAGCAGACCTAGCGCGCCAGCCAGCCAGAGCAGACCTAGCGCCAGTATAGCGCGCCAGCTTTAAAGCTACAGGACAGACAGGAAAATACCTATTGACGGTACCCGCAATCCATGCTAGGCCAAGGGCGCTAAATGGTGGCAATGGAGTGAATGGAATGAGTACCCCAACTGAAAGACTATTAGGGCTAATTGAAGCCTACCGCATATCTGAAAACCCCGTGGATGCCGTGGCGCTTGGCGATTATTTGGTATCGCAGTTGTCGCGCCCTTATCTGGTAGAGGACCTAAGCGACGGCATGGTATACGAATGGGCGACCCCTAGTGAGGCGGCTGAGTACGCAACCGCCTGCATTGAGGCACAGCACCCGCCAGTAGGGGCGAACCCCTATGGAGTGAACCATAAGGTCCGGAGGCTTATGTTTGTGGAGGAACAGACACGCTGGCAGAGTCATTAAAGTATCTGTACCTGCGGTTACTACGGTATTGACGGGGCTTTCGGAGTATGTCACTTTGGAAGCCCCACCAATGGAAGGTCACACAATGGGCAATTATAAAGTTACTCGTGGGCAGATGCGGCCCCTAATCAACATGAACGGCGACAGGCGTGAGACGCTGGTAGAGCAGCGCACTAAGGCGCTTAACGCTATCAGTGACGCGCTTAGGGCGCTGATTGATACTTGCCCGCATGGGCGGAACTATCAGGGATACCCCAACGATAACCAGTACAGGCGTGACAAAGCCTTGTATGATAACCGCTACAACGTCCTGTATGAGCTTCACCGCGAGATAGAGCGCGAGACGCTGGCGATCCATGAAAAAGAGGAGTTGCTTTAAAGTGCTTATCGTATCGGCAAGTCACCCCGTCCCCAAATGGCAACTGACTAAGCAACCGTTCTTGCTTGTAGAAGCAGGCGAATGGTCGCAGTCCTACCGCGTAGGAGGCGATAAGGAACACGGCTACTATGCCATTGCTACGGGCTTCGGCTGTGGCAAGACGCACAAGACGCCAAAGGACGCCATTCATTCCCTGTTGCTCGACAACGGATGCCGCGCCATACATATTGAGGAAGTACTTTAATGGCACTCCCATGCACATGCGGATCGGGACAACCCCGGTACTGGCTGAAAGATGCGAGGGGCATTGAGCTATGCACCGCCTGCATCGTTCTCACGGACCCTAGCTACTGGGCTGATGAACCCATTGATGGAGACGACTAATGCATACCATTGCAGAAATCGAGCGCCTGCTGGACGCTGGCAAGCTGGAAATACAGATGCGTAACGGGAATTGGTGGGCGATCCGACGCAACGGCGCAACAAAACGTTGGAAGCGCGATACAGAACGCTTCGCCATACCTATCAAATTCGGGTTGAAGTTTTGTGGAACCATTACGGACGACACAAATCTCGACAGCTACGCTATCGAGCATCTGCGCGCCATTACGCGAGTAGGGGCTGCTAAGGTGCTAGTGGACAATCTGACTGCGTTCGTTGTGGACGTATACGCCCAATGCGAGAAGGACCTTTAAAGTGCGTATAGTTAACACAGGCAAGTTTCGTGTAATGTCTGCCACGACTGTCACTGATTTCAGTACTACACTGAACAGTGACGGGGGCGCGACCATACGGATCAACCGTGAGGATAAGTCCGTATACCCGGACAACGGCCCCGCTTTCGATACCGAGGCAGAGGCGCGACAGGAGGGCGAACGGCGCACCCGTGCAGAGCGTGAGGCGGGCAATACTAACATCGACTGGTACTGCATCCCCGAGTCCTATATAGAGGGTCTTTAAAGTGCCCTATACTATTGCTGACATTGAACGCTTGCTGGATACTGGCAAGCTTGAAATCCTGATGCGTAACGGGAACTACTGGCAGCTTAGGCGCAATGGCGCGACTAAGCGGTGGAAGCGTGACCCTGAGCGCTTCCGCATACCGATTAAATTCGGGCTTCGGAATACAGGAGCCATTGAAACCACTGATCTGGACGCCTTAGGCATCCGCGAGAAAACCACTCACGAACCCGCTGGCGGTTGGTAAGGAGCTTTAAATCATGTCCCAAGACTTCGACTTGAAATCCACTCTTATCAAGCTTGGCATGCCTGCTGTAGAGGCTGGCATGGTAGCTGAACTAAGTGAGCATGCAGCCCTAGAGGCGGCTAGCACCATCACCCGGATAGCGGATACTGCCCCGTACCCGTACAAGGCTATGGTGACGCTGTTCGCGTCCCGTATCATACAGGACAGCACCGCCCAATTCATCAACGACTCTATACCGGACTATGAGGCAGCGCTGATACTGGTCCGTACAGGAAGGGTGCTTTAAAGTGTTCGCCGTATTGGTAGTGGTCCTATTGGGGATTATCGCGGCTGCGGTGTCCCCGGACCTAATGGCGCTACTGGCTGGCGTTGGGTGCTTCCTGCTAATCGTAGGAGCAGGCCTATTGGGCCTGTTGATCGTGCTGGTCCTGACAGGGGTGATACAGTAATGGCTAACGAGTGCGGAGAGTGCAGCTTGTGCTGCAAGGTCATGGCTATCCCCGAGATACCGAAAAACGACGGGGTATGGTGCCAGCATATATGCAAGAACCATAAGGGTTGCGGCATCTATGAGACGCGCCCCAAGGTCTGCCGCGATTTCCTCTGTATGTGGCGCATGGGTATGACCGGCCCCGGTATTAGCCCCAAGCATATGCGCCCCGACAGATGCGGGGTAGTGTTTGGACAGGGTACGCGAGAGGATATCATAGGGGCTTACGTAGACCCTGCCCGCCCGAACGCGTGGCGCAAACCCCGTGTATGGGAGGTAATCGAAAATCTGGTAATGGCGGATTTTAACGTGGTGCTTTCTGCGGTAGACCCTGCCAAACCTGAGACTACTTTAAAGCGTACCATCTTCTACAAGCAACACGGAGCGATCTGGAAGATAGTCAAGTCATTTACCCCGCCCGACGACAAGGGAGTACAGTGGGTCATACATGCGCCCGAGGATAGGGCTGAACTATATAGGAGTGCTTTAAAGTGATCCGCGTACACAAGTGCGGGGGGCGCATGGTCCCTCAGAAGTCAACCCGAGTAGTCGCCTACTTCAAGTGCGACAAGTGCGGTCACATGGCGTACCAGCGCAAGCGACTGCCCAAATTAAAGCCTACATATGTAAGTCACGAACCCCCCGGTGGTTGGTAGGAGCTTTAAAGGATGCAAGTTATAGTCACGCCTGACGGCCTAGGTGGAGAGCGTTTCACCAATCGAAAGAATGGGAAACATGCTAGCCTGCTGTGCGATCCCGCTGCCAAGCATCAACGCTGGTATGTATTCCAAGGCGGGCATGAGAAATACGACTTGAACCGTGCAGGGTTCGGGTTTATGTCTCGTAGGAGCGCGATCAGTCTAATTGAGACACTGATACGGTAATAATACGGTATTGACATACTCCTGGAACCTTGCTATATACTAGGGCCGTCAGTACATAACGTGCTGACGGCTCTTTGACATTATGAAAGGTCACACATGAGTACGTGGATTTGGAAATCTGGTAACGTCGGTACTGTTAAGTTTACCGCTACTGACTCTAGTGCCCGCAGTATCTTGCTCGGGCTTACCCATATGGATCATCACATTAACGAGGTTAGCTTTAAAGAGATTGAAGGTCCGCTCGGGTTTACTGGTTCGGCTAGTGAAGCCCGTAACTATATCTCTGACAACATTCGATCTTGACACATACAGGGGGCGGCTATACTGTCGCCCCCTCATTTCACAAGGAAGCCAAAAGGTCATGCGCGCAATTCTCTACTGTTCAGGCGATGCCCCGATGATAGCGGCGGCACGGGACCTGTTCGAGCATATCCTAGCCTGTTCGCGCTGTGAGCATAGCGCCGTAACGGAACAGGCCCCGTTCGTTGTCGAGCTATTCGGCAAACTGGACGCGCTTACATCGGACACCATCCACGTATACGACTATGAAGGCGCGATAGCCTTCTGCGACTACTGGATGGACAAGCATGAGATAATGACACTACTGGACGGCGACCAGCATGGCTCTGCCTAACCGCCTAGCGGAAGCTAGGGCTGCGGTAGAGGCTGCTTTAAAGCTAGTCCATGACGCCAATGATGCGTACATACAGGCGTGTCGAGAACTGGCTGACGCCAAGCTCGATGAAGCCCGCCAGAAGCCGCACCCGTGGCTAGGTATGAGCGTATACAGAGTGATGAAAGGAGAGAAAGTAAGACACCGTGAAGAACATGGGGTGGTATGCTTTAAAGAGTATACGGACCCCGACTATGGTAACTCCCATATTCAGCCGGGAATGTATTATGTGCTGGTAGATGGGAAGTCGGCACACTGGCTGGACGATAGCTGGCTGCTGGACCTGCTCTGAAAATAATTTGAAATTAGTTGTTGACACCCATGTATGACGCGGTATTGTGGTCATACCGAATTAATCGGAAGGAAGGAATTTAATCATGGCAACTGCACTTGAAGCTACCCCGCTGGAAGCGGCTCCCGCTCCCGCACCTGATACGCTGCTCGAATTTGAAGTCGAGGGCTACGAACCCAAGGTCGGTGTTGACCTCGCGCAAATCCCGCCCGATGTTCGGATGCGTCTGCTCCGCACGGCGACCCGCGCATACATCACCAATCGGATCAGCACCGCCGTCGCCAAGACGAAAAAGGACAACGGCGAGTTTGACACGTACGAAGCGGCGATGAAGAACGATCCGCTCCAGACGGCGGTTCCGAAGCCCGAGGGTGAGCGCAAGAACACTGATTTCGCTGACGTAATCGACGGTGCCATTAAAGCACTCTACTCCGGCGAACTCGGCAAGCGCGGTACTGGCGAGGGCAAGCCCAAGGTCCTGCGTGACCCGCTTATCACGCAGATCACCCGTTCGGTCGTGGCCGAGGTATACGAGAAGGGCCGCGCAAGCGATCCCAAGTATCGGTACCCGACTGCTCAGAAGGAAGTCGGTAGCGACGGCCTCGCCTACCTCAAGGCGAAGATTGACGAGAAGGTGGCCGCTGGTGCCGATGCGAACGCGCTGAACTCGTACCTCGAAACGCGGTACATCAAGCCCGCTCGTATCATGCTCGGCATGGACAGCCCCGGTAAGTTGAAGGACGCAGACGGCATCCTTTAAAGTTACCGGAGCATACGGGGTAGGACGGTTCTGGCTAGTCCCGATCCTACCCCGTATTTTCTATCTTGACACACTGCGAACAAGGCCCTAGATGGGTACCGATCGCGCAACGGGCCGGGGTTAGTGACCTTCCCCGGTTCGGAGAGTGAGGAAGGCTAGTCAGCCCCTAGGTAGACAAGCCGCCCCCGGTAGGTTGGAGAGCCTACCGGGGGTGTTCGTCTCTCCCCCAAAATAGCGCTTGACTCTCCCCTCCCCTTGATCCATGTTGGCGATCCCTTCGGGGACGAACGCCTACTTCTCCGCGATGAAAGCCCGACTTTATGCTAGTCCCTCCGGACTATGACACTGTGCATAAAAGCCTGCGATGGGCCTTCCCGCTCCCCAATCAAATCTTTGAGATACGTGCTTTAACGGCCTACAGGGGCCTCGCCAGCACAGGGTACTTTAATGATCCTGTACTAGCAGCCAATGCTATCGTCAACTCCGACAATGACGGCATAGGCGGCACGTACGTTACAATCAATCCTGTCATGCCCGAGGCGTTTGCCCGCTGTAGCAATCACATGGTAGCTGCAAGCCGTGGCAGCTTCACCAGTGACCGCGAGATACTGGAACGTAGAGGGATGCTACTGGACTTCGATCCAGTACGTATAAGCGGTATCTCCAGCACTGACGCAGAGCATGAGCTTGCGCTCCAGTACATGCAGGAGATTACAGAGCGCCTGACCTTCCTGCATGGCTTTCCCACTCCCTGCTTAGTAGACTCCGGTAACGGTGGACACGCTCGTTACGTGCTGGAACCGCTACCTAACGATCAGGATACCACGGACCTCATTAAAGCAACTCTCTCAGTGCTAGATAGTCGGTTCAGTACTCCGACTGTTACGATAGATAAGACAGTCTTTAATGCAGCCCGCATACAGCGCGTAGTCGGTACAGCAGCCCGCAAGGGTGAACACACCAAAGAGCGCCCGCACAGGCGATCCCGACTGATACGCGACTTCGATCCGATGGACGTACTCCATGCCGACACGATCCGGCGCATGGTGTCTTACTATGGTGTCCCCCAAGCCCCGCAAACGGCCCGTACAGGCTCAAAGTATCGCGGGGAGTATCCCCCTGACGAAGCGATGTATCGGCCCCTGAACCTAGCCGCTAGGGCGCGTAAGCACGATTGGGTAGCGAACCTCCTGGGTCATGTAGCCCGCCCTAGTGGCGACGACTACAGGATAGCCAGCCGAGACATAGGCAGGCCCCTTGAAGAAGATATCAGTATAAATGACAAGGGCATTAAAGACTTCGGTGTAGCTGACATGGGAGACGCCACGGAAGGCAGGCGTACACCGATTAGCTTACTGGCTGAAATCAACCATGATGGGGACAAACGGAAGGCAGCGGAGTCACTGGCGCTCTGCCTGAACCTCCCCCTGCATGAGTTTGAGGGAAAGCTGATACAGGCTCCTGTCACCATGCCCCCGGAGCTTATGGGCGGGGACACAACCCCATTCGCTAAGGCACGTACATTTGCCGATGTAATGCATGAACCAGTACGTCCAGTGACATTTACTGTACGGGGGTTCATTGCGGAGAACACGCACACCGTACTGAGTGCGCCTGCCAAGCTAGGCAAGAGTACTTTAATGTACGCCATGTGCCTGCACCTGTTATTTGGTAAGCCTATATGGGACCGCCCCGCTACGTTATGTAACGTACTGTTCTGCGCGCTGGAAGAAACCGACGAGCGGTTCCGGCGCAAGCTGTGGGAACAGTATTACAACTTAGAGGCTAAGTGGGGTGGGGTCACGGACGAGCAAAAGCAGGAAGCCTTTAAACACTTCCGGTTCTTTACCAAAGACAGCCGTAACCAGAATGGTGTTATTGGGACGTTACCGAAAGGGCGCGAAGGCGCGGAGGAAATCAAGCGCATCATACGTGAGGATAGTACCCGCCCGTGGTTCATACTGATAGAGCCAGTGAACAAGTTTCACGATCATACTATCTTCTCGCACAACCTCAACGCTCTTGAGTACGAGCAGATAGAGATAATCAACGATATCATTAAAGCATCTGAGTATACTTGTTCGATAGTGTCGATCAAACATGACCGCAAGGGACCGGCAGGCGGCAATCGCGGTGTAGGAAACTTGATGGACAACATCAGCGGATCAGTAGCACAGAGCGGCGCACCAGATGCACAGATACAGTTTGTATCCAATGGTGGGTTTGATAACCTAGAGGGTCTGAACTGGCTTATTATACAGAGCCGTGACTTCGGTAAGGAAAAGATACCGATTATCTCGGATGGGGTGTCATGGGTCAAGCCACCGCCTGATATGGAGATACCTGACTTTGACGAGTATTTAGCCACCAAGCCGGATGGGCGGGGAGGACGTTTAAAGGACCCCCGCACAGACGAGAAAATACTGGGTGAACTGGCTAACGAACCGCAGGGGCTACGCGCCCGTGAGTTAGAAGCTCGTCTGAACATAAATTATCAAGCTATACTGAGGCGACTTAAGTATATGAACAATATGGGGATTATACATGAGGACGCCCGTAATATCAGGGATAAGCTATACATGCTAGTCGGGGCAGCGACTTTGCCTGTAGTAAATAATCTGCCCGATGTACTTTAAGGAAGCAAAGGAAGTAATATGACTGGTATTCTCGAAGCAATCCACGCCGACCTACAGATTATCAAGGGACTGCTCAACGGCGGTGCTACTGGTGCAGGCCAACAGGCTCCTGCACAGCCTCCGCAGACGCAGCTACAGCAGCCCGTTGATCCGTTCGCAGCGGCCCCGGCAGCGCCTGCACAGCCCGCTCAGGTGACTGAGGCACAGGTGATGAGCCTGATTGAACCGCACCTTGACAACGCGGCCTTGAAGGGCCAGCTTTCTCAGGTGCTTTCGCAGATGGGTATTGCCCGCCTGCCCGAAGCCCGCCCCGACCAACTGCCGGAACTTTATACTCGGTTCTCGCAGGTCATCCAGCAGTTTGCTACACAGCCTGCACCGGCGCAACCGCAGGGTATCATATAGGAGAAGGAAGCCAAACCACCCCTGCACATAGGAGTGCTTTAAAGTGACCAAGAAAACCAAAGAGGAAGAAGAAGCCGAACGCAAGGCGTTCAAGCAAGAGCAGTCCAAGGGCGATAACCCCGAGGATAAAAAGAAAGGTGAGGATACCGACAAGCCGAACCCTGCCGACCCGCTTGCTACTGGATCAGACGACCAGCGGCAGGAGCAGCGCCAAGTACAGGAGAGGGCCGCAGAGAATACGCCGATGCGCGGCGACAACGACGGTGATCGTCCAGAGCGTGAGAAGCGCCCTGACGCACCTGATACGCGCCTGACGGACTATGACGAGGACCTTCATCGGCGGCAGGACCGTGAGGAACAGCCGGGTACTCGTTTCGACCGTCCGGGGCAGTTGGTGGATGAAATCGAGAACGAGCTTCCGCCCGACAACATACACAACCCCGACAATCCGGCGAACCCGGAAACGTCACCTGTACCGCCGTACCCTGTGGAGCCTCATACCGAGGGCGCAGACTACGTGCCTGACACCGCACCTGTATGGGAAGGTGGCAACCCCGGCACTGCCGTACTGCCTCCGGATGAAGCCGAGGCGATGTACAAGGAACAGAACGAGCGTCCCGGTCCTTATACCAAAGAGGAACAGGAGCAGGTCGAGCAGCGCCGCCGTGACCGCCAGCGGGAGCGTGAGCTACCGGGACAAATGGCGCAACGGGCGCGGGAGAGGCGGCAGTACGAACAGGGAAAGGAACACGGTTCCGGGGTATCCGGTTCGTACGCCGACCAGCGCACGTCCGAGGACGAACACCGGGGCGACGATGACATTCCGGATGACGACCGCTAAGGAGGCCACTACAGGGTAGCTTTAAAGCTACTAGGAAGGAGAATGGTAATGGTTAATCCGAGAGACGCGCCGAAGCAGGAGAACCCGCTACCGCCGCATAACGCTATACTGTCTGACAGGGATGGTATGCCCAAGGGAGACGATTGGCCCATACCGGCAATTTCGCCGTATGCGTCACCTGATCCTACTGGATCGCCGGGGTTCCCGGTAGCGGCTGCGGTGGCACCGGCTAACGTCGCGCCTGCCCCTCCTACAGAACCGGGAGGTCCAGTGCAGTCTTGGCTGATACCGCAGCCAGCCCCGTAGAGGGGAGGAAGGTCACATGTTGGACGAAGCCCTGTTCGAGTACTACAATATCCATTTGCACGGATTAGTAGTATCGAACCGAGAAGAACCGGAAGAACAGGATGAACCTGTCGAGCCGGAACTGCTACTGGAATAAGAGTAAGACCTGAGCACGTCTTTAAAGCCCTCACGGGTTCCCTATGATGACAGCACTGGCTGTTCGGAGGGAAGGCTCCATTTTATACTAAGGAAGCCAAAAATGATAGGTCACGCTAAACTTAGGCCCCCGTCAGCCGCGCATAGGTGGCTGTCATGTCCCGGCTCTCCGGAGGTACTACTGGGCTACGACAACCCCGATAGCGAGGCAAGCATTAAAGGCACTGTATCGCATGAGCTACTAGTGGATGCAGTCACCTTTGGCGTAACACCTAATCACCCTGACATTGATATCGTGCAGGGTGTCTCAATGGCACTTGAGTATATCCTGCCTCTGTACAAGCAATACAGAGAGGGCAAGGGAGGGTGTGAACTGGTATGCGAGGAAACCATAGAGATACCCGAGACTGGCGAGTTCGGTACTTTAGATATCGGGTTTATAACGCCGTCTTTAATCCATGTCATCGACTACAAGAATGGGTACGTCCCCGTAAATATACGTATGAACCCACAACTGCTGCTCTACTTACTGGGCCTTATAGCCAAGCATGGGGAACGGAGACAGTACAAGATTACAGTGATCCAGCCGAACTACGTACATGCCGATGGTATGATCCGGTCACAGGACGTTACTGAGGATGACCTTACATGGTTCAGGCAGGAGGTCGCTAGCGCGCTACATAGCAATGCGATAGTAGCAGGCAAGCATTGTCGGGAGACATACTGCCCCGCGAGAGGCACCTGTAACGTATTCCTAGGATGGGCGCAGGAGAATTTAAAGCTCGCTTACTATCCCGGTCAGTCTATAGCTATGACAGACGAGCAACTGTCACAGGCGCTAGACGAAGCAGACGTACTACAGGGCTGGCGCGAACAGTTACGCGGCGAGGCCATGAGACGGATACTGCACCAGAACAGAGAGATAGCTGGCTACAAGATCGTGAAGGCCAAGAAGGACAGAGCCTTTAAAGACGAGAAGGCCAGACAGGCCGTATACCAGAACCTTAAGGAACTGGGTGTACCGGAAGATAATCTGTACGTGAAAGAACCTATTTCAGTGGCGGGAGTAGAACGCGAAGTCAAGCGCGTATTCAAGCCACAGGGGCGCAGTGCTTGGTTGAAGGGTATGCAGTACGTATGCCCGCCCGACGCACTGGAGCCAAGTAATCAGGCGCTTACTCTGGAGAAAGCGATTGATGGTCGGAAACCCTACACACGGGGTTCGGAGTTTCCACCAATAGACGGAGCAGCCCCGGAGGACGTTTTAACCGCAATAGACGCTGTAAACGCTACAAACGCTTTAAAGGACGTATTATAATGGCATATCCAAACAACAGTTCCAAGCCTATATTCAATCAGTTCATTACACCGATTGGCCTGCTGTGTCACGCCAGCCACGACCGCCCGCTACTCAAAACAAACGAGCAGACGAAGAAGCCTATACTGGACGATCAGGGACTACAGGAGGCTGAATACCGTGTTACGCTGGCGTGGGAAAAGACCCGCCTAGCCGAGCTACAGGAAATGATTAACCTCGTCAAGCAGACGCAGGAAGAAGCATGGCCGGGGAGTAACGCACCGGGGGCATTTTTCCATCTGGAACCGTTCTTCCGTGACGGCGACAACCCCGCCTTTAATACCAAAAAACGGGAATACCTGTTCGGCAAGTATTACCTGAACTTCAAGCAGAAGGCACAGGCTACACGGCACCCGCAGACCGGACAGGTCATCTACAGCGGCGCACCGGGGCTTGTCGGGCGGAACAATGAGGATATACTGCCTCTGGACCTGTATAGCGGCTGTACCTGTAAGGTGTCCGGTATCATGTTCGGCACCGAGTACATGGGCAAGAACTTCATCAGCACCCGCCTGAACAACATACAGAAGGTTGCAGACGGTGAGCGGATCGGGACTACACGCCCCGACGCCAAAAGCCAGTTCACACCTATCCCGCCAGAACCCGGCACTGGGATGCGTGACGTTCTGTAATGCGCGCCCACGTTGATTTTGAAACGCGTAGTACTGTGGACCTCCGTACGCGGGGGTCCACTATCTATGCACAGCATTGGACGACAAGCCCTTTAATGCTTGCGTTCATATGGGGGACTTGTGAAACTGTCTACGACTTCATGGGAAATAATAAGAGCTACCGTAACAGTAGTTATCCTAACTGTGCTACTGAGGATGATCCTTTCCTACATTCCTATGCTCCAGTAATACCGTATGAAATAGACAAGGCCATTAAAGACAATGCGGTATTCGTCGCACATAACGCTCGTTTCGAGCAAGACATTTGGTACTGGATTTGTCATAAGCGGTGGGGCTGGCCTATGCCACAGCACTGGTCCTGCACCGCCGCCAGAGCGCGCTATTGGGGACTACGGGCAAGCCTAGAGGGTGCGGGATCGGACCTAGAGCTACCGATACAAAAGCAGACTGAGGAAGGTAAAGCGTTCATCAATACGTTCTGCATACCGCGCAAGTATAAGGGGCCGAAGAAAAATGGTATTATTACTCAGCTATGGGCAGAGCCTTACGAACTACCATTTAGGTGGTCGGATGGTGTACATTACTGTCTCATGGATGCCAAGACTGAGGCCGGTATTGACGCTATACTCCCTGACCTACCGCAATTCGAGCAACAGGTTTGGGATTTGGACTTCCGCATTAACACGCATGGTATCCCTATTGACCTCGATAGTGTCGGCAAGGCTATACACTTCTCTGACCACTATTCCCAACATGCTGTACAACGCTTTAATGCAATTACGGCGCTTAATCCAACTCAACGGGATAGGGTACTGGAATATCTGAACCAACGCGAGGAAATGGAAAAGCTGCCTAACCTTCGCACCAAGACACTGAGTAGGATCACACAGAATGAACTCCCCGAAGATTTACGCGACGTTATCAATATCCGCCTCGATAGCGCAAGGGCGAGTGTCAAGAAACTTGAAAGTATGCGGGCTAACACAAGCACAGATGGGTACGCTCGTGGACTGTTTGTATACTACGGCGCGCACACTGGTAGATTTAGCGCCAAACGTGTACAGCCCCATAACTTCATTCGCGGAGACGGACGAATGGCCGCTGCCACGTTCCGGTACTTCGCAAACGGGTGCTGGCACGGGGGCCTTGGACCAAGCGGACTCCCCGCATGGGTCGAGACAGCCGACCTGTACTTTCCGCGGCCTTTAAAAGCACTAGCCCACAGTATGAGGGGGTTCATCCAAGCACCCCCCGGTAAGGTAATCTTATCAGGAGACTACTCACAGATTGAAGCCCGTGTACTAGCATGGCTGGCTTGTTGTGAGACGTTACTGAAATCATATGCGGCGGGAGAAGATGTTTATGTTAGGTTCGCTGCGGATCATATGTATAGAAGGCAGTACAGTGATTACTTCGGGGCAGATGGTAAGATCGTACCAAGTTTGGCAGACGAAAGACAGCGCGCTAAGTCTGCTGTATTGGGTTGTGGGTTTCAACTGGGGGCGCTTGGGTTCCTCGAATACTGCGACAACATGGATATCATCATCGACCTCGACGAAGCCCAATTCACTATTGACGCGTACAGATCGGCGTATCCGGAAATAAGCGACTGGAATAGCGGGCTGTGGAGCCGCGCTAACTGGTGCGCTATAAAGGCAGTGGAGCGAGAAGGTGAGACGGTACAGCTTTACGGTACTACAGTTACCTACCATGTACACCGTATCGACAGCGAAAGGTGGTGGCTTTTGTGTACACTGCCAAGTGGCAGGCACATCGCTTACTATCGCCCCAAAACGGACACACTCAACCAATGGGGCAAACCCATGCTTACCTTCCGGACTGAATGGATGGGTAAGAGTTACCGCGAACAGACGTATGGGGGACGGCTTGTGGAAAACATGGTACAGGGCATCGCCCGCGACATCATGTGTATAGGTGCTAATAACGCTGATGCTGCGGAATTTAATATCTTCGCACTTATACACGATGAAATTGTCAGTCTGGGCGACGATAATTTTGTAGAAGAAAGAAAGCGACAATTAAAGCAAGCCCTCCTAGACCTACCAACTTGGACGGCGGGACTTCCGCTCGACGCCGAGGTAAAGTCAATGGAAAGATATTCAAAATAACCGTTGACAGACTTAAGGGAAATCCCTATGCAGGTAGGGAAGCAAATGGGGGTTAACATTTTCACTTATCGAACCAGAGTTTTACTTGCTCTGATCCTGATAGCAGGCGTCCTCTTGACCCTGCTGGCGGCTCAGAGCCAATGAGAAACCATGCCAGCGACCTTCTACCCCTGATCGCGGCATGGGGGGATGCAGGGACACAGCCCCCCGCTCACTACCCTGCATCCCCACCCCTAGGGGTACTTTAAAGGTCACAGCATGAATAACGTAATTCACATGAAAACTCTACAGAAGATTGAGCGCAGCACGTATCAGGGCTACGTGACTCCCGAGCATCTTCACGAATTTCTCCCCGCTACAGAAACCCGCGTGATTACCTTCCGGTCTGAAAAGACTATGGAGAGCTACCGCCGTATGCTGTACACGATCAACCGGCAGGGCAGCTACAGGTACAGGACTATCCGCGACGAAGGCTCCATGTGGGGTCTGGTAATATGGCGCATGATATGAAAGAGCGTTGGCCGCGCTTGTGGTGTATCATCTTCCACCGCATAATACGGTGGGAAGGTGGTAGCCACGTATGGAACTGGCGCTGTACTTGCGGCAGAATGGGCTGGTACAGTGATAGTTGAAAGTGACATTGAGCGCAAGCTACGTGAGAACCTGAGTGAGTATGGCTTTAAAGTACTTAAGCTGTACACACCGGGAAACATCGGCACAATGGATCGCATGATCCTAAACCCTACATACTCCCCCGGTCCTCCCCGCTTTGTCGAGCTTAAGCGCCCCGGCAAGAAGCTGCGTCTGCTACAGGTCGCCATTGGACAGGAATGGGCAAGGCGTGGCTGTGAAGTACTAGACCCTATCACCAGTATGCACGAATGCGAACAGACATGCCAGGAACTAATACAACAGATTATGCCCGACTACATGCTACGGACAAACGCGCTCTAACGCGACGGGAGCACGAAATCATGCGCTACTTAATTGAAGGCCGTATGGCTAAAGAGATAGCTCATCTGCTACAGGTGTCGCCCAAAACCATAGAGTCACACAAGCGTAATGCTTTCGTAAAGCTAGGTGCTTTAAATGGATGCCATGCTTGTTCCAAGTACACCCGCAAACTGCTGACCGGCGAATGATCCCTGTATGGCTCATATACGTGGTAAACACCTGTAGCAGCCTTATGCTGTTCCTGTGCCTATGGGCGAACCTGTGGGCTGGTAACACTGTACTGGCGCTAATCTTCTTCGCCCTAGGTGTGTGGAATACCACAGACTTCATCAAAACCCACCGCGCTATCAAGAAGGCTTTAAAGCGATGATTTGGTGCTGGCTCTTTCATCGCAAGATATGGAAAAAGGAATGCTCCGGAGACTGGTGTATAGTCACTTGCCCCAAGTGTCGCGTACAATGGTTGGAGCCTAGAATATGATCCCGTACCGGCTCATAGACGGCGCTCCTGCCCGCCCGTACCAGATGCGTACGGCGCACAAGGTATTCACTGGTAACAGCGGCGACGGTACTGCTGTGATCGTTGACATGGGCTTGGGCAAGACCTTCGCCGTACTACAAGGGCTAGTAGACCTTATCAACTGGCGGCAGATAGAGAAGCCTATACTGGTCGTAGCACCGATAGCTGTCTGTAACACCGTATGGAGGCAGGAAGCCGCTGGCTGGAGCAGTACAACGTGGCTCCAGTTCAGCCTGCTGCGCGGGACCGTACCGCAACGACGGCTAGCCCTGTACCGCCCCGCACATATCTATCTGGTCAACCCGGAGCTTCTGGAGTGGCTCTTTAAAGAGCTTCGGTATAGTTGGGATCGCTTCGATGTACTGGTCGTAGATGAAAGTTCCATGTTCAAGGCCCACAACAGCAAGCGGTTCAAGCTGCTGTCCAACTACGGTGATCGGCACACGATCAAGGGTGAAGATGGAAAGTCTTTAAAGGACCCCGATGGTAAGGTCATTCGGGTAGGCCCGCACAAGTTCAAGCGCACCGTGATTATGACCGGGACACCCGCCCCTACCTCGCTACTGAACCTATGGGCACCCATGTACATCGTTGACCACGGTAAGCGACTACATGAGAACTTTGACACGTATAAAGAGCGGTTCTTCTACAAGGCAGGACAGGTAGCTGACCATGTATGGCGTACCGAAATCAAGCCTGACGAGCTAGAAGTACGTCCAGAGTGGATGCCCAAGGACGGCGCACCTGTCAAGATACACGAACTGATCGCAGACGTTACAGTAGAGCTATCGGCAGAGGACTACGGCGTACTGCCTGCTACCATAGGTGACGCCAGCAAAACGGACATACCCGAGAGCCACCTACACAAGATAGAGCTTCCTGTACACATACGGGAGTTCTACGACAAGATGGAGCGAGAGGCTTTAATAGAACTGGGCAAGGACTTCATAATGGCCGCAAACGGCGGGGCTAAATCCATGCTCTGTCACCAGATGGCTAACGGCTTCATATACAAGAACGACGACTTTGGGTATAATGTTACTGAACACTTGCACGACTACAAGCTAGTGAAGCTGGTAGAGTTGATCGACATGATCGACAATAACGTGATTGTGACATATCACTTCAAGGCCGACAAAGAACGCATAGTGAATGCTTTAAATACAGCCGGTATCAGTCATGGGCTACTGACCAGTAAAAACTCTGAGCAGATGCTCAAGTTGTGGAACAGCGGCAAGCTGCCTGTCATGCTGCTACACCCGCAGTCGGCGGGGCATGGGATCAATGCACAGATGGGAGGCCACCATATCATATGGTTCAGCCAGATATGGAGCCTAGAGAAGTACATGCAGACCAACGCTAGGATCGCCCGTAGCGGTCAGCAGAACATTGTAGGCATCCATCATATAGTAGCAAACAAGACAGTGGATGACTTGATGCTTATGACTTACCGTGAGCGAGGCGATACACAAACAAAGTTCAGGGCTGCGCTCCGCAAGTATCAGGACCTCCGGGGCTGGAACGTACGCGACATTGAGGAACTGAACAAGAAGCTAGAGGACGTACTTTAATGGACAAGTCACACGGACCTATACAAGAGGAATACCATGCCATGATGAACGCGTTGGCATCCGGTATAGATCAAATACTTAATGGTGACAGGGAGGGGACTGACCGAGACACTTGTTTCGTACTACTTATGACCAAGTTCGGTGACATTAAAGAGGGTCGTGTAAACTACATCAGTAACGGCGAACGTACAGATGTAGTTAAGACAATGGAGGAACTGCTTAGACGCTTTAAAGCATAAAGGAAAAAGTAATGGTAAAGACAGATAAGTTCCCTGACGGCAAGCTGAACCCGGATGACGAGGGCGAACTTTCCATGAAAATAGGCGTACAGAACGGCAGGGTCATCCTCGACTTCGGTACGCCAGTAACATGGCTTGGTATGCACCCCGCCGAAGCCGTTGCTATGGCTGGTATGCTCATCAAACATGCACGGACCTGTGCAGCCGTTACAGGAGAAAACATAGGAGACATACAATGACCGACGCACCTGAAAGCACAGTGACAATAGTAGAACGCCACAACGCACATGAACGTGCTACGTATACGTACACCTGTGTAGCCTGTCAGAGTATGCTTACTGCCCGCCCTATGGATGGTCTGTACTATGACGGCGCTAACGGTCGCGGGGTCCGAGTAGTATGCCCCGTTTGTGGCGCTCCCCGCCGTTTGGCGCTGACTAACTTCGTGATCGCGCCCATACCAATTAAAGAGGCCCCGGAACCGGCTCAGGAACACCGTTCCAAAAGGCGCTCAGTGAGCAAACCGAAATCTGGCTCCCCCAAGGCCAAGCGGCCCCGGACCCCCCGCAAATCGACGGACAAAAAGAGAACATAATGCCCAATCAGGAACAGGCCCGCCGCTTCGAGGATTTCGCCCGTATGCGTCTGGAAGGTCGGTCAGATATCACATATCGAGCCTATGACCTGCTTACCAAGGACAGACCAGAAGGTAACATACTGATATACCTTAAAGCAGCCGGTCAGTACATACCTAGGGGTAGGACCCATGAGGCGGTCACGGTCCTACAGCACAGGTTCGTGACATGGGGGTTCCCTGAACTAACAGCGGGGCAGATAGAAAGCCTGCTACATGAGTTTTGGGTATACAACCGGATCAAGAACGGCGGCAAGAAGAACTGGCCGTACCGTGATCCGGATGAAGCGCGCAGGCTCTATGCGATAGAGGAAGCTACTTTAAAGGCTAAGAGTACTCAGTAATAATGAGTACACCCGGAGCGCCTGCACCGCCCGCTGCCGCTGCGCCACCATTAGCTGCCGCCGCGCCACTACCACCGCCGCCATACCCGCGTCCCGCTCCACCAGCGAATGTCATAGTGCCTATAGCACCTACTGGTGTACCGCCAGAACCAAGCTGCGAACTACCACCCAAGCCGCCTGCTATGGTAGTTGCTACAAAACGATTGCAGCTATCTCCCGGTTCTCCCGGTATGTTTAAATCACCGCCAGCCGCAGCGCCACCAGCTACGGCACCAGATGCAGGGCCGAGTGCGCTGGCATTACCAGTAGCAGGACCACCAAGGCCACCGCTGGCTGTCATGGCTAGGAAAGTAGTATTGCCGCCGACTGCACCGGGATTAGCAGCCGCCGCTGTGCCACCAGCACCGCCTATACCGACGCTATAAGCAGCCGCAGCGAAGCCACTAGTATAGCGTTTTTTGCAATAACCGCCACCGCCGCCACCACCGCCGCCTGAACAGTTACCAGCAGTTGACAGTATAGCGGAACCGCCCCCACCGCCGCCGCCGACTATCTCGACTACTATACTAGTAGTACCGGGAGTAGGAGTATACACGCCTGCGCCAGTAGCAGTAATAACCTGTTGTCCTACGATCCCCGGCATTTCTGATCCCTTCTGTAACCATGCCTGATAACCGTCCAGATACCCGAACACCCATTCACCATATACGGGATAACCGGGAGCAGCTTCAAAGCCCATGTTAAATTCCTGCCTTCTGGAGCCTAGCTTCTAACTCCTGAATATACTTGATTAGCGGCACTATCAGGCGCTCATATTGAACCCCATCTGGCACAGTAGGAACAGCACCTTCTCTTGGAAGCGATGGAGCATTACCATTCTGTTGCACCATATCATCATCTTTAAAGGAGTAGCTGACAAGCTGCGGTGCTACTTCGGCTACGTCCTCTGCGATCAAACCATAGTGTCGTGCAGGACTATCATACTTGCCACGCGATACGTAAGTGATTGGTTTCAGCGCCATGATGATATCTCTGGATATCCCTGTCGCCAGTGCTTTAATGTCCTTCTTGTACTTGCGCGAGGACGTTGATTTAAGCACATACTGGCTAGGACTAAGGTTCAGGTTAGCCGCATCTGCCGTCGTCGTGATACCTTGGAAGGCCAGTAAAGCAACACTTAGGGAAAGATTACCAAAAGCTGCGGAAGTCTGATTATAAGCATATATGTACGACCAACCGTTACTGTGCTTACCAATTATCTCAATACCGGGACCTACACCTACGTTTACACCCTCGCCTTCTTCAAATCGACTACGCCAAGACCCCTTAGATAGTATCCCATTATTAAAAGTGACTAAATTAATAATACCGGCCTGAGCAATCTGTAGCTTGGAAACATTGCCGATAGAAAAGCTGATACCGCGAGTAGATGGTACATTATGGGTAGCCCATACGCTACCTATAGCTGTAAGATGCTCATTGGCTCCTGCCACTATCTCATAGGAGCCAGCAAATCCACTACTACTTGTCATATTTATGACAGGATCAGCACCATTTAAGGCCAATGCCGCCGCCGCTCTGCTAGGTATTTTACCTATAGTTGCAAGCACCCCGTTAGGCCCGCCAAAATTTACTATGGTACTGTCAATGGACATAGACGTATATCCATTAGCTGTACGATCATATGACTGTATGCCCGCGCGCCATAACTCAATACCAGTACCCGCCGAACCAGTTGGAACACCAACAGCGCCGGTACTTTGTACCCTAAACATGCCAGCGCCATGCGTTATAGTGCCTAACGGAGTAGCCGCCAATGCTAATCCAGTGCGCGGCGTTAATTCAATAGCACCGCCGTCACCGACCCTAGTAACTAAGCTAACAGCACCAGCAGCAATATTGTTAGCGATCTGCATATGCACAGTACCGGGAGCGGCACCATACCCGACCCACCCGCCTATTGTAAGCAGGTCAGCAGTACGCGGATAGAAAGCCAAATACGTATGATCCGATGAAGCAGCCTTTAAAGCAAGTACCTGAGAACCGCCGTATATTACCGAACCATTAGTAGCAACCTCCAAACGCTTACTACCGTTTATACTGATACCGATATGGTTGGGGTCTGCCTGATACAGACCAGTAGCTACATTAAGCTCGAAAGTAAGTCCCGGTAGAAGCTCCGTACCCGCTGATATGGTATTAATCTTCTTACCGTTCATATTCAGATTGCCGGTCATCGGCACCGCGCCATTACGCAGGAACGTCTGGTTAAACGCGCCAGCGAAATTATCGTCCTCTACATCGTGCCGATCAGCAAGTATACGAATACCGTTGTCACGGTCCTGCTTCCAGTTCATTGCGCGGGTAAAATTACCGGAGAGGTCGAAACCGGGCATCACTGTGTCTCCGTTGTCTGTTGCAGTCCCATAGTGGTACCAATGGCACCACCACGGAGAGCGCGTAACATTCGAGCCTTACGAGCCTGAGTAGGACGCTTTAAAAGACGTGCTGCTTCTTTGGGATCAAGTAACGCAGTCTCTATAAGCCTATCTACTTGTTTCAGATTAGTAGCATGTTCCAGCACAAACCGGATCATCCTCGCAGTAATTGCCTTACCGGGGATAGTTCCGATCTTAGTGGTATGCCCAGTAGGAACACCAGCACCCTTGACAAAGCTGGTACGTCCTAGCTCTGTACGGATAGCCTCTAAAGCCTCTCGCTGTGCCGGAGCGAGCGCATCGCCACTATTAGTTAGTACTTGCTCAAGGGACCGCAACGTACGGTCATTGTCAGGTATGATATTATTCGCTGCGTCACGCTTGGCAGTACCACCACCTGTCTTGACATGCTCCGCGAGAGCGAGCCGTACGCCTCCTAGCGCGTCGGGATCACCTTCCTTCCGAACATCATCCAGTAGGTTTTTAAAGGCCGCTCCGTTGTTATTTACCAACATCGAAGATATCTGCTTTTGTGCGCCACCCTCGGCACCGGCTCCTACCTTCCCTAGTGCAGTACCTTTAAAGGTATCCTCTAGCGCCTTGACCTGATGCATTTCATCGGTAAGGTGTAATTGCTTAACATGCTTCTCAATGTCCGGATACTCTTTCAGAAGATACTGAAAGTCCTTTAAAGTATCTGGCGTCAGCTTACCAGTATCAACGAGGTCACGCACAACCGCCCGCACACGCGGTTCCGATACGTCACGACCTACTGCACGGACAAGAGCCTGTGCAGCCGTCCCACCAGCAGTCCCACGCTTAATGAGCTTTTCAGGTAGTTCAACATCGGACACCTTGGCACGGTTATACCTATTCTCTGCAATAGCCTTTGCTACTGGATTAACCTCCGGGTCCTCGAACCGCAAACCCTGCTCATTGCGAGCCGCCTTGGCATCAGCGAGAGCAGCTTTAAAGTCAGCAGGCATCTGATCGGCTATATTGTTATCCAATGTCTGCCGTATACGGTTAGCAAACGCCGCTTCTGTCTTTCGGCCCCGCATAGTCATTTCACCAGCAAAGTCTGCAAGCCGCTGATCCACGTTAGCGATTACACTGGTATTGGTAAGCTCTTTGCCACTGCGCTGTAACTTCGACCAATTCAGTGTATCCTCCAGTATCTTCTGTACGCCCTTGGGAGGATCACCCTTAGCGTTCCCATAATACTTATACATGTCATTCGTGATATCAGCATGAAGCGTCTTGTCAAACCGCACAGGATGCTCTGCGCTCAATATAGGGTTCTCGTACTTAGTCTTTGTAACCTGTTTCGCTGCCTCGTACTCACCCTCAATATCCCCGCGCAAGTCCGAACCTACATCAGCACGTTCAGTTACAGGACTTATATCCTCTTTCGCCCTACCGAGTGCAGTAGCACGATCCGCTTCCTGTCGAGCCAGATCAGCCTGTATTCGTGCTTGCTCCCGCGCCGCCACACGACCACCGAGAGCAGGCACCGCCGCTACGTCGCCAGCTTCACCTATTGCTTCACCCGCTGCCGTAGTACGTGCCTGTGCGTTGGCGGCTCGCCTGTCCGTAATAGCAGTACTTAACCTATCTCGCTCTAACGCGGCAAAACCCGTATCACCCGCCAGTTCCGCACTAGTAGGCCGCGATCCCGGCACAGCCATGCGTTGCCGTTCAAGTTCAGCTACCGCCGCCGGTCTATTGGTAACATTAGCCTGTAAGGCTTTAGCTGCGCGCTCACTTGCGTTGCCTACATAAGACTTACCAAGCCCAGTAAGCTCTTTAACGCCACGTAATCCACTAGGCGCAAACCCGCCAATTACCGAACCTGCTATCTCTCCCGCTGGACCTAATTCCAGTTGCCTCGCGCCTTCTCCCCCTAAGCCAGAAGCAGCACCAGAAAGCGCAGCCGATACCAATGCCTTGGCTCCGCCTCCGGGTACGATAGAACCAGTAGCACCACGGAGCGCGGCAGTGGCAAGTTTTTCTTTGGCCGTTTCGGCTTTAGCAAGTTTTAAAGCATCTGCCCCTCGTTCTGCCAGTACATTAACATCGGGGCCGAGAGACTGAGCAATCAGCTTGGCTTTGCCTTCCGGTAGATACTTTGCAGCGGTCCTAGATATGGCTACGAGAGGATTAACCATCTGTGCCATTTCACCTAGATCGCCAAGACCCTGCATGACGGCTCTACCGCCCATGCCCGCATAGTCCTTTAAAGACCTACGGGGTACATTCTGTTCTTTGGCTTCGGCGCGTGTAGTAGGCGGTGCAGCCTTTCGCTGCATATCCTGCGTAATCTCCGGATACGCTATCATTATCTGAGTACGTATATCCGTCTCGGACGCACCTTCTGGTCCATTTATTGTATAGCTTTTACCGTTAGGTGCTGTTCGAGTATAGCTGGTCACGGCTTACTCCAACCGGGGGCTTGAGTAGCTTGCAACAGGTGCGGGGCCACCACGCCACCAAAGCCACCCTGTTGCATATTGGCTATGAGCGGATTACCTTTAAACATCATTTCCATAGCAGCCTGTTCTTCATTAATGACACGCTGCATCTGTTCCAACTTATACTTGATTGCTTCTGGTGTATCATCAACTTTCGGTATAAAGCCTTTAAGGCGCGGCCACTCCGCAGCAGTCACAGCGGCGCCAGATCGGTCATGTACCACCATGCTACCGATATCTTGGATCGCTGCCCTGATACCTACACCCTCCTTATCAAGCCGCTGCCACGCTTCTTCTGGAAGTGCTTTAAAGCGTAGACCAACGGAGTTAGGTCGCGCAGCCAGATCAGTCATAAGATTACTCAAAGTCTCCGTACGAGAATAGTTATCCAAATACTTTTGTGTTGTCTTTGCAGGCATACGTGCCGCTGCAATCTCAGCCCGCTCCCTCTGTGCAACATTTTCTTCCCGCTGCTTAATCAGAGCGTTCTGTGCTTCCGCTGCTTCTGACGCCGCTGCAACGGCTGCATCATATTCTTTACTCTCGAACCCGTACTTATGTCCGATAGCCTGCGTACGCTCATCAAGGCCCTGCTTATACAGAGCAGCCGCATTCTGATTGCGTAGCGACAGATCGGACGTATACTTATCCCTAATCTGTTGTACCTGATCGGCGCGTTCCTGTTCCTTGTACGCGCTTTCTTCCTTGGTACCCGCCTCCCACTCTGCCGCCAGTGAAGGCGCAGTGATATCCGCCGATATGCCAGATGCCTTACGACCTTTAATGAGTTCTTCTGCCATAGCCATACGGAGCGACTGTACTCGCTGCGGTAGCGGTTCACGTACAGGTTCAGGTGGAGGCGCTGGCATATCTGGAATTTCTACATCAGGCGCGCCGGGAACCTCCGCCTGTACTATACCATCAGCGCCTACAGCACCGCCAGTTGTAGGCCGAGCTACGCTACTAGCAGTGCTACCACCGCCGCCGCTCTCGCCCTTCATAATGATCGGGCGCATTTCCTTCCATGTCTTGTTCGCATACGCGCCGGGAGTACTATCAGGCAGTGAAGCCCATGTAGCCTTTAAATTACCACCCTTACGCTGGTTGAATAGCTCGTTAGCTAGTTCATCCTGTGCGTCCTGATCGAACGGCTTACTGCGCCAATCTTCGCCAAGTACCTTAGGAGCCAGTTCCTTTAAAGTCTCTCCTGTAAACTGGAACGCACCCACAGCACTGGAGCCAACAAGCCCGCGACTATCACGACCTATACCCGCAGCTTTGCTCCTAGGTATAAGTACGTTCTTGCCGAAATCTATGACCTCACCTACCGACATTTGAGTTAGCGGCTTAGGTGGCCTACCCAAATCACCGAAGCCTAGGACCACCCCATACGCACCCATAGGATCATCACGCCCGCCGAACCGACCTTCTATAAGTGCTTTACGGCGTTCTGCCCGTGGCGCAAACAACCCCTGTTGTTCTAGCCGCCGTGGTGCAGGTTCACCCGGAGCAGGCGGCGGTACTACCGCAGGCATAGGACGTACAGTAGGCATAGCTTGTCGGCCAGCTACAGTTTCCATAGCTGGCTGTGCAGTCAATGCCGCTGCTACTGGATTAACGGCCCCAGTTGCCGCGCCCCGGCCTTGAACCGGGGCCACCGTAGGGTTTGGCGGGGGTACTCCCGGCCTTATAGGTGCTATGGGCGCATTAGGCATACCACCGAACGCATTAGCTACTGCCGCAGCGGGCGGCATACCGGGGGGTCCACCCGGAGGCATCCCCGGAGGACCGGGAGGTACAGGCGGCGGTCCCTGTGGCCTACTGATCGGACCCCCACCAAAGGCGTTTGCTACCTGTGCCGCAGGCGGCTGTGGTGGCGGTGCTACAGGCGGTGCTACGGGCGGCGGTGCAATCGCCCCCGGCCCAAAAGCATCCTGTACGCCGCCCGCCGCAGCCGGTAGCCCGCCACCTAGTCTCGCCCGCGCCGCGTTCATCGCAGCTTCATTCGCTTCCGAAGCGGCAATGTCAGCACCTTTAAAGACTTTCTGTTGCTGCTTGGCTACCAGCCCGCCAGCGAGGCCGGAACCTAGCCGCGCCAGCCCCTCCGCATAGCCACCCGCTACCGGCTTCATATTCGCACCTTCGTCAATCATCTGATTGCCGAGCAGTGTACGCGGGTTGTTTTTGTACGCAGCGGCTAGGTGAGGGTTCGCAGCGAGAAACAGGTTCTTTGCGATTTCCTCTTTCTGTGCTTCTGTAGCTTTACCCGGCATTACCAGACCTTCCTGTAGTCAACCATCAAGTAGCCGTCAGGCCGTATGATGACTGCGCTTGGAGATACTTTAAAGACCTCATCAGCCATGACGCCAAACTCACGAACCTTCGAGCCAATGTAGTTGAATACATACGTATTCAACCCATTGGCGAGCTTACCAATCGCTTTAATGCCCGTTTTAGCGCGACGATCGCTCATCATAGCAGCACCACCAATGGACCCTGCTAGACCGAATATACTACCAAGCGCGGCGTTCTTCTGCGCCTGCTGTTGCTGATACAGTTGCATCTGGTTGTTAAACTGGTTCTGTACCAATCCCGAATAGTCAGTGTTCGCTACATTGGTATTGGCAAAGTCCTCGAAGTTGGGAGCCTGTACACCGCCCGCCGCGCCCATTAAAGCACTTATCTCATTGAGCGGGAGGTTCCGTAGATAAGTAGCTTCCTGTATTTGCTGCTGACGAGCATTGTTATTAAAGGCCGCTTGTGCAGCCTGTTGCTGATAGTCCTGCCCCTGCGCCATGTTACCGAATGCAGCCTGTGCCGCGTTCTGCGCGTACTGCTGTTGCTGCGCCATGTTACCGAACTGGGCTTGACCCTCGTTCTGAGCATACTGGAGTTGCTGTGCCTCGTTGGCGAACTGAGCCGCTTCCCTATTCTGCCCATATGCCTGTTGCTGCGCCTCATTGGCAAACTGCCCCCGCGCCTGTTCCTGCCCGAACCGCTGTTGCTGCGCCTGATTACCGAAGCCTGCCCGCGCCGCTGCCTGCGCTTCGGCCTGCGCCTGCGCGCTATTGGCAAACTGCCCCTGTGTAGTCCGTTCACCCACACCCTGTTGACGCGCACCCATAGCCAACCCGAACAGTCGTGACTGCTCCTGCGATCCAGCCTGTATGCCGCTATACGTGGCCTGATTGTACGCATCTGTCTTGTTACGGGCGAACTGATCCATAGCGCGACGATACGCTTCACTGTTCTCCGATACACCCTTGCCCGCAAGCTGTGCACCGAGCGCCCGCTGCTCTTGCTCAAAGCGCGGATCAAGTCGGCTAGTAGCCTGCTTGTACACGGCATCCTGAGTACGCTGCGACTCCGCCCCAAAATCACCAAGCCCCGGTATGCCCTGTAGATCAGCGAAATTCAGCCCGCGCTGGATATCGCCACCACTAGCGTACGTATCCTGTATATTACCGCCCTCGCCAAACTGCCGCTGGATATCCCCGCCAGTACCGTAGCCGCGAGTGATATCCCCACCACCTTCAAAACCCTGCCGTACTTGCCCACCGGGGTCATATCCGGTAGCAATATTACCACGCCCGTAGCCAGTCTGTAGCGGCTGCATACCGCTATAGTCAAATGGCTTGGACTGCGCCTCACCCACCCTGCCGACGTTACTAAGGCTAAGGTCCGACAGTGCATTCGATACAGCATTCTGGCTCTCATAGAGGCGCTGCTGTTCAGGCGAGTACGTTTGACGGCTCTCGAACTTCGGAGTACCATCCGGGTTCGTGCCGGTCTGCGTGAACTCTAAAGACCCCTCCGGCGTATACTGGTTGATACGGTTCAGATAAGCATTGCTTATCGCCGTGTCTTTATTCATTTCCGTTTGTGCCGCAGCCGTTTGGTACGGATCAGGCGGTGTCGGGGCCTTCGGTGCTTTCTTCCCCACTGGGCTTGTCCTGTACTAAGGGCTTGGCTTCCTTAGAACGTCCAGAACTCGTCTTGGGTACCCCCGTTCCCGACTTCGGTAGCGACCTCACTGGGTATAGCCGGTACACGTTCTTCCGGTCCTTCGTCAGCGTGATCGTCGGTGGCGGCAAGTATTTCGGGGCCTTCGGCATCCCCATCGGTTTCCCCTCGAATATAACGGCACTCAGAGGCGAGAAGCCCGTAGACTAGGGCATCTTTAACACCGTCATACCCCATTCGCATACGGCCTTCAAGCTGAAAACCGAGGCCCGTTAAAAAGTCCCTACACCGCTTGTTCGACTTCTTTGTTACGGAAGTACAGCGTACACAACCTAGCTGGTTAAATATGTAGTCGAATACACCAGCCATTACATGCGGACGCCATGCAGCACTAGTCTCTGTGGCACAAGACACTTGACAGTCGTGACCTCGCCATTCGTGAATTACTACGCCAGCACAAAATGCGCCGTCATCGTCAAGAACAGCCAACGCCTGATACATGCCGGGAGCGAACGTACACCCTGCCTTGTCTGACACGTACATGCCGACTAGCTCAGTATTAGTTCCGGCAGGAATGACAATCATAGTAATCCGTCTGCCTTCTGGAAAACATGCTCAGTCGAGTACCACTCGAAAGTAGCTCCTGCTACTTGACCAGTAAGCCAATGCGAAGCCGCAATCCCGTAATTCCCATACGGAGCTATCCAGCGTTGTGTATATGGACCATAGCCCCAATAGTCCTGATCCCAGTACGCGATATCCCATTCAGCACCGCCGCCCGACCCTAGCGGATTAGGCTCAGTTACCGGAGTGTTCTCGATGAAGTCTACAGACAGCCGGGAAGCTAGAGCTACCTCCGCTTCCGACTTGACCAAGAACTGCGCCCAGTGGAACTGTTTGCGTTGGGGTGTTTTAAAGTAGTTATACGCCTGCTTGGCATGGAAACTTATAGACTCACCGTTATCGTATGTACCCTGCACTACACGGATCGAACCATCATAGCGCCCGAAATACAGTTTCTTCTCAAAGACACCGAAACACTGCGCGTCCCACTCCCTGCTATCAAATACTGTCCACGCCTGCGTAGTCGTGTTCATCACGAAATGTTTATACGCGCCTAGTCGCGTCGTGGTAGCAGGAACATTAACTACTAGCTTACCGCCAGACGGCCATACTATCATAGACCAACCGTGTATGTCACGGTTTACATTAAGGTCCAACAGTATGTCACCGAGCTTGCTTGAAAGCGCCGTCGCCTCATAACGCGTATCTGCCAGCTTCTTGATTGCCGAGAACTGCTGTACACCTTCGGAAGTCAGTATCAGCAAGTCACCAGCATAGTCCCATACACATTTCTTGCCGATAGGCGCACCGGCTTTATAGCGACCAACTATATCCCACGCCGCCGCATCACCGGGGTCAAGTCCATTAAAGACTATACATTCGCCGCGACTTGTAATGAATATGATATAGTCATCGGGGCCAGCACCGGCATCCTCCGAGTACGTCGCAATAGCTTGCAGATACCCGCCATAATGTGATAACTGTGCGAGGTCGAACCACTCCAAAGCACCCTGTATAGCCCCCGGAGGCAAGTAATAAAAACCAAGCCGTCCCTCAATACCGAAGTAGAGCCGTAGCTTGTAGTTACAGACAAAATTGATTTTCTGTGCTATGTCCCCATGCACTAACCCTGTCAACGCAAGGTTCGTGATCGTTGTACCATTATATTGGAATGGCGTGTCTGATCCAGTAGTGACGATAAGAAACTGCGCCGCGTCTGCTACCGTGCTGAACATGGTAGCTACAACAGCGTCCTGTACTAAGTCTGCTTTAAGGCTAGTCTTTACGTCTTTAACCGTCACGTTCCAGACATTCGGCGCAGCAAACGCAAGCAACTTCTGTCCCGTACCACTGGCGAATGTCTCTAAAGACGTTACGGGCGCACCGACAGGTGCTTGATGTATTTCACAACCCTCCCGCACTACACAAGTACTTGTACCGGGAAACAAGTTTACCATTTCGTATGCATCGACTTCCGCCATATTCGCTAAAGCATCGCGGCCATTAAGGCCACCTACCGGAGCAACGATAGTATGGCTTTCAGATTTCTGAGACGTATTGACATTGATACCTTCGTAGAGCATGTCACACTCCAATTACGTCAGGTATACGGCCCTGCGTTAAAGGCCACATGCTGTCAAACTTACCACCTATCGGTAGTTCACCAGTACCCATGTACTGCGCGATCCGCTGTTTCATGGTACCACTGTACTCAGCCATTTCAGCCGTGTAGTCGAGGCCCTTCTTCTGCCGCCAGCGCCATGACAGACCTAACTGTACTAGGTCCTCATCTATCGCCGCACTGTCCCCATCCTCATAATATGCGTCCCGTGGGTTCCTGCCCGTATCATACGCAATGTTACGCGTGATGTACATGAACACCAAGTCCATCGGACTACCGGGAGTAGGCGCTACCAGAAACTTACCGATCCCGCCGAGCGCACTGGATAGGTCCACCCGGAACCCGTTACCCCAATCAACGCCACCATTTAAAGACTTCCTGTACCACTGGAGCGGCGTAAGCGAACCCCGTAGCTGGTAGTACTGCCCTGCATCCACCGCAGATGGTACGACCATATGATGAAAGTCATCCGGCAAATCGTACGTACCTTCACCGCCGATGGTATCGAAACGGTGCTCCCGTATAAGGTGCGGCCAGTTGTGCTTGAAGGACGTACTCTTTAAAGCAAGGTTCGCCAATGCCATGCTCTGCCGCATGTTCTGGTCCTGCGAGGCCGAAACGCCAACTACAGGCGAAGGCCAGCCATTGCTGTCCATTACTGTCTTGACAATAGTGAACAACGACATGGCTGTATCCTTACGGGAGAGTAATATCTACCAGCTTCTTCTCTGGCGTTGGCTTACCGGTCAGTTGTTCAATCTGCCGGTTCAGTTCTGTAAGTTGCTGATTGGCGAGTGCCAACGCCTGAGTAAGCCGCTGGTTCTCAACAACGAGATTGGAATTGGCGTCCGTAAGTGCCGATACAGGCGCATTCTGCCCTGCCTGTGCAAGAAACGATATAGCCTGCTCTCGAAGCTCTCGCGCCCCGATACCAACTACATCAAGGTTGGCATCCGACAATCCAGCAAGCTGTTCTACCGTATACACATTCGCCGCCATAAGAGTGGCGGCAAGGCCACGGTCTATTTGCGGCCAATACTTTAAAGGGGTTCCACCTAGGTCCCCTACATGCTCGTTCCGCTTGAACTGTTCGATCTGCTCACGATAGTACTCGTACTTGTGAGATTTCTTGGAGAGCGCCGGTGTACCCAAGACACGCTTTGAAGGCTCGCTCCACACACGCTCCAGTTCAAAGCGCGGTGTACTGGACTTCTGCCCCGGCGTGATAACATCGACGTAGAGGACAGTATCAAAGATAGCACGGCCCTCTGCTACCGAGGCCACATCATTCTTGGCAGGATCGTAGAAGAACCGTAGGATCGTACCATCCGGTCCCTTCATCATGCCTTCTGTCATGCTATCCATACTGAACTCCTTTAAAGTAACTGTGGGGGCTGGCAAGGAAGCCAAACCAAAATCCAGCCCCCACAGCACCAGTATCCGCCGAGCGGACTAGGCTGCGCGGTACTAGTCTTTCAGGACCCCTTGGAACTTGCGTCCCGAAGTGGTCATATTGCCTGCCCACCCGATCAGCTTCACGAACGCATCCTGATTGTTCGTGTAGCGATCCGGCGACAGCGGCACGTACTGGCGGTCAGTGTGAGGCCGCAAATACAGGTAGTCGGTATTCAGGAAGTACATATGGTTGGCCGGAGCCGCACCACCTATACCGCCGTCGAACACAACGTCTGCATTCATGTACCGAAGGCTCTCGAAACCCGAGGAAGCCATGCCCGATGACGTAAACCGCTGGTTCGGGAGCAGAGCGCCCCAGTACAGCATGTAGTACGCATCGTCGGCCACGATCAGGTCAGGACGGTCAGTACCGCGTACGAGCTTGATCCACATGCGGTTCATGTAGTTCAGCATGTTCGCGGACGTTGCCGCCGCCGTACCGTCAGTAGTCGCATCGAACGTCTGATTTTTCCAGAACGTCCATGTACCGGCATCAATCTCACCGACAATGCCGGCGCCAGTATCAGACACTAGTAGACCAAGGCCACCGATTGCCTTGCCAGAAGCCGCCGTACCATCGCCGTAGATAGCTGCCGCCATCTTGTTCTTCATGGTCTTTTCGGCGTTGTTGATCCGAGCTTCCAGTAGGTCGATCAGCTTTTCCTGTCCGGAGTTCTGTAGTTCTTCCAGACCAGACATGGTGACAGCCACCGAAGCCTGCTTCCAGTCAAACTCAGCCGCCGTCAGTACGTCACTGGGGCTGATGTTCAGGGTATCGTATCCGGAGTACCAAGTGAACGTACTGTTCTCCCCATACTCCAGTTCCTGAATGATCCGCGTACCGCCGCTGACAGGCTTGATCTTGCCTTTTGCCTGTAGCCGAGCGAGAAGTGCGTTATTCTTTGTCACGTTATCCGCGAGCTTTTTGCTGCGGTGTTCAAGGGTCGTCGTGACGATTTCCGACACGTTCGGAGTAACCATTACCGTACCTTCCTATTGTAGCGTACTCTGATTGTACGCGTGTACCAATTCTTCACGGAGGGTTCGGCTTGCGTTATTAGGTTGGCTACTCGCATCCCCTGCGGGACCACCATTAATGGAGACGGCGACACCCCGCGCCCGCGCCGCTTCCGCTGCCGCTGCATCCTGTTGAGCCTTAAGCTGCGACTGTTGCATACGATCCCGTATAGCGGGGTTATTGTACGTAGCAAAGTCGTAAGCTGCTTTAAGGATATCAGCTTCCGGCAAGTGCGGTTGCTGCTGGCGAATGAACTGTACATTCTGCGCTATCGCGTCGGCTACCTCATTGAAATACGGGTGCGCGGGCTGACCCGCTGCATCTTTCTCATCAATGAAGGATTGTACCAGACGCATGTTTGCAGTCTGCTGTTGCTGCACGGTGTTCGTCGTAAATCCGTTAATGGTGTTGCGTAGTTGTGCTATCTCCTGTTGCAAACCAATAAACGCGGGATTGGGAGCTTCGCCGTTTTGACGGGCGGCATCCCTCGCATCCAGTAGAGCGTCCAAGTCGAGCCTATGCTGGTCCGCAAACCACATAACGAACTCACTTGGATCACGCCCCGCAAAGTCCGATAGAGCAAGCAGTTGATTTAAAGCTACGGCAGGCGGCATACCTTGTTCGGCCCAAGCCTGCTTTCGCGGTCCAATCACCTGTTCGATCAGGTCGTACTCACCGTACTGCGACCCACGCTGCATCACGCCGTCCATTGTACGCTCTAGCCACTGCCGAGTTTCCGCAGGGAGCGCCGTGAATTGCTGTTTCTCCAGTTCTGTAAGGCCCTGTATCCAAGGCGGCATTACAGGCGGAGGCTGCTGCCCTTGCTGGACAGCTTCAAAGGCTTCTATGGCATCCTTACTGGCGAAGGTACCATCTTTATTATGCCAGCGGTCGCCCACTTTCACCAATTCTGGTACTGGTGCGCCACCATCCGGGGCAGGGGGTCCGGCAGGCGGAGCGACCGCTGGAGCCTCGGTACCTTTAAATGCATCCGTGAGGGTGTCGCGGAGCGAAGGTGCCGGGGTTTCTGTAGTTGTCTCTAGTTGTTGTGGCGCATCACCACCACGCTGATTGACAGGCACATCACCAGAATGGAACGGTTGCGTACCCTCGCCACCGTTCAAATCTGTAGTGATATCAATATCTTCCGGATCAGGCATTTAAAGCCTCTCTATGTGACGGATCGCTTCGGCAATGTCACGCCCCGATACCGGAGGGTGTACGTCACGATCACGGGTCATACTGCCGGGAACCATATCACCTGCTTCGATCACACCATGTTTCCGCATATGCTCTCTGTGCGTCGAACGACTTGTAACATAGCTCCCGTCAAGCGGAGACTTGTATGGCTGTTTGTCTGGCAAGATATACGCGCTTATCTGCCCAAGGCCATCCCAACTCCCGCCAAAATCAGGGTGAATATGATTATACCCATCAGCCCCCCTATACGTCTTGTAACGTGGGATCGACCGTGAGTGCCCTCGTACAGATACGTAAACCTTACGGCCTATGTAATCTGGAGAGAACTCGTAAAGGTCGTCCATTAGCGCCTGTTTCCTGTAAACCGCTTGTGCGGTATCTTCGCGCCGCTCTTACGTGCAGTCTCTAAAGCAGCCGCTACTGCCTGATCCCGAGGATGACCCGCCGCTACCATTTCTTCAATGTTGCGGCTAATCACTTTTCGGCTTGTTCCCTTTTTTAGCGGCATTCGCTTTGTCCTGTACAGACTTTTCCTGAATGTCCAACTTGCGGTGTTCGCGCTCATCGGTAAGGTCCCGATCAACCGCCTGATCCTGCCTCTGAGCCGCCTCTGCTGCCTCCTGAGCCGCCTGTTCCCTCGCCTCTTTGGCCTGCTCTAAATCAACTGTACGCTCACTGTCAATAGTCTCAAGCCCGAGCTTGGTACGCTCCAGTTCGATCTTATCTTCTTCAAGCTGTAACTGGCGCATACGATACTCATGGTCCTGCTGTGCTTTAAAGCGTTCATTGGCAGTACGCTGATCTATCTCATAGCGTTTCGTAGCATCGGATTGTGCTGCCGCAGCTTGGTCAGCCTGTAGCTTCTGCTGCGCTGTAGCCTGATCAGCCTGTAGCCGCTGCTGCTCACTTTGACCCGCTTGCTGCACCTTCTGCTGTTCCACCTGTATACGCGCCTTATCAGCTTCGGCTTTACCCTTCTGATCCTCTTGCCCCGGAGGCGGCATGGGCGGCTGCTGTGCCAGCTTCTTCTGAAATTCCTCAAATTCCTTCTCCAGCGGTCTACTGGCGCTGAACGTGCGGAGAGTGAACATCATAATGCCACCAAGCAAGCCCCGCATATCCGGGTACTGCATGGCAAGCGGTGCTGCCTGCTGTAGAAAAGCACCCATGCTATTCAGGAACTGCATCCTGTCTTGACGCTCTTTCTGCTCATCCGGCAGGATCGTGCTATCGGTTTCTATACCGACCGCAGCACAACGCAGCTTCTCTTTCTTGACGAGCTTTACAACCGCCGAGAACATTTGCCGTACAACTTCACCCTGCGTAGGTGGCGGCGGCGGGGGCGGCGGCTGACCCTGCATCTGTGCCGCCTGTACCGCTTGCGGGTACTGTTGCTTCATCTGTACTTCTTGCGGCGTCGGAGGGGGAATATGTAGCCCACTATACAGAAGTAACGACTTCTCATTGAAGTGTTCTGCCGCAACTTCAATGAACAGCCGAATGATATCCCGTATAAACCGCTGCACTTCGCGCTGCATATCTTTAAGGCGTCCTGTTGCCCAATCCGCCTTGATCTGCTGTGCGCCTAGCGTCTCCGACGCCTTACTGATCCCCCGCACAATGTCCGAGAAACCAGTAATCTCGTATATCTCGTTCTTACAGATTTCACGCTGCTTGAACAATTCTGTAAGACACTGCACTACGTCTTTGATGGGCACCCACTGGACACTGCCCACAATGCCACCGTTGCCCATCAAAGACGACCAATCCTGTACCGGGATCATCTTGTTCCCCGGTCCATCCAGTACGTTGGCGAGGTTCTCTTGGGAACCGTCGTATAGCCCGCGTACCTTTAAAGCCTCCGTTAAGTACCTAATACGCTCCGTAAGTCGGTCAAGCTCTGCTGCTTGTGCCTTGTACTGACTGTACAGGGCCTTAGGCACAAAGCTCCGCGTCGTCCACACAGCGCGCATTGGACGCGGGCATGGGAAAAAGTCAGTAAGACGCAGGGGGTCGTTCTTTGTCTCCAGTACATCGTTAGGATAGTCCTCCGAATACCAGACAACCTCCATTTCCTCCTTGTTCCAAATCTCGTATATGACCGCTTGCCGCTTTGGGGCCTCATCTTTCTTATCCTTACGGTCCTGAGCGTTGTAGGTATACGCAAGCTCATCGGCCTTTTCCTTACCGAACCGCTTTTTGGCCTCTGCCTTGGTAAAATAGACCTTGCGACCTACCCACGGTATCTCATGCCAGTACCGCCCCGGCCCGAACAGGATATCTTTAAAGTGTACATAATCGAGCGCCAAGCCCTCGAATGTCACCTGTTCCTTATTGGAACCGTCCTCATTCTTCGCAGGCTTGTTGTCGTTGTCGTATATTGGTTCAAACTTGGGATCGTACCGAACCCATACACTGCCCATCCCCGGCAGGCAGTAATCGGATACAGCATTCTGGAGTACATAATCGAAGTCCAGCATGTCTACCGCATACTGACCGACCTGTTCAAGCAGCATTGCTGCCGCGACCTTTAAAGAGTCCTCCGTGTCCTGCTGACGGGTCTTGACTTGGACCTTGGGGGTCTGCCCGTACAGGCTAGGCTTGATCGTCTCTGTACTGGAGTACAAGATGTTATACTTATCAGCCCCGCGAGAACCTTCCAGTACAAAACGGTCGATTACTGCCTCACCGTCTGTCTGAAAAGTATCCCACCGCTTGTTCGCCTTGGAAACCTGTTCCATCCAGAACTCGCGCCGGTTCGTCGGCGGCGTGTCTTTCGACTTCGGCGGATAGTCAGATTTCGAGGCGGTAGCCATGCGATCCCCTAGGCGCAAGCGGTTTGGCTCCGACGCCTTTTACGCCCCGTATTGGTTCATTGCAATAGCATTCTGACGGTCGTTAAAGAGGTCAGTAAGCGTAGCCTGTTGCAATGTCTTGTAGCGCGCTTCGGGCGGCTTGGGCCTTGGTCTGGTCCACGGGCGAGACATACACGCATACCGTAAATCATCCGGCGCATGGTCCTCCGCATCTGTATTGCAGTCCTCAGGGTCCTTTAAATCATGCTGTAGCGTAGGCAACGTCCGTATCAGGTGCGGACAAGTATTAAAGCAGTACCACATAGGGATACCGACGCCTTGATTAACATCAGGGTCCGCGTCGATCCCCGTAAGTCTCTCACGTATTGCACCCCACCCGGCCAACCGCGTATTGTCAGCGGGCCTAAAAAATACTCCCGCCCGCGCCATGACCTCGGCGTGGCTTGGACCTCCGTCTTGCTTAAAAGCACTAGGGTCCAAGACCCTATACGTAATTCTCTCATGGGCAGGAGTCCTAGCTAGGATACCTTGTGCGACACGGGAAGCAGGCCATCGAAGTCCAGTATTGACCATGCCATGCACAGCACCGTACCACTCTCGATATGTAACAATCGCACCCTTTGGAATAAGTCGGGGATACTTGTACTTGCCATCAAATGATAGGGGATTAGTTCTTGTATCAGGTATAGATACCGTACCATCACTGACGGCGTGCCAATGAAATGAGAAGGGTGAGGCACTACCCCAGTCTCCAGACATGAAGTGCATCCAGTGGGCCGGTATAACGAAGGGGTCAACGCAGTGTTCTGCCGTAGAGAACTCGGGGAAGTACGCGCCTGTAATAACATTCCAGTCACCTTCAAGCCAAGCCTTGACCAGTTCAGGACTGCCGACCTCGCGTAGTCGGGCGATATAGCCGGGATCGTTATTCAGTAGTATCTTGTTGTCCGTCACCTTCGCAGGGATGAACATTCGGGTAGTACCCTCGGCGGTGGTGAGTAGTTTAAAGCCTGCCGGGAAATGATCTATAAAGTAGTTCTTGACTTCATGGTGTCCGGGGCCACCGGGGTTAGCTGTTGCACGTATACGCAGGAACTTCACCTTGGGGTCAGTACTACGCAAACATGCTTTAAGTTTCTTGTAGCTGTTCAGGTTAGGCCAGTTGCCCAGTTCGTCAAACCCGATCCACGCGTATTCGTGGCCTTGGTACAAGTTCGCATCTTCTTCGCTATCAATATGGCGGAGCTTTAAAGTAGCTCCCGTTGGGAACGTCCATGTGCGATCCGATATCTTCCAAGTCGCCCCCAACGGTAAGTACATTTCCTTGGACTGCTTTACCAGTTCCTCCAGTTCCGGATAGCTCCGTCTGAACAAGATACCGGCCCACCCCGTTCCCTGCTCTACGTCCTGTAGATAGTCCCCTAGAAGGTAACTCGATTTCCCCCCGCCCCTCGCACCCCCATACAGCAATTCCAATACAAAGCGGGCTGACACCGCTAAGGATTGTGGTCCGGGTTGAGGTTCCCATACTTCACTCATCCTTCTCTCGCTCCCGCATTATGTACAGGGCCGCAGCATGGGCAGCATTATTAGCCTGTAGCTTGGTAAAGGCATGTAACTTGTGCGTATTCACTGTGCCCACACCTATACCAAGCAAGAGGGCTATCTCATCGCTCCGTTTACCCTCCATCATCAGGCGCATCACTTCATGCTCCCGTATGGTCAGGTCATCGGGCTTGTTATACCTTCTCCGACCCACCGGCGTTCCACGGTTTAAAGGACCGTAACAGTACAGGGTCCAGTATAGACCAGTCACCTGTAAACTGTACAGCCCTGTCATCTATAGTCAGGAAAGCAGGCGGCTTCTCATTGGCGAACGTAAGATCACCGAACAATTCAGACCAGTCATAGTCCCGTGGTACTTCCCCGGCATCTATGGCATCTATCGACCACTTACCAATGGCCTCGCTCATCAGCCGCGCACCGTCAGGTTCCTTGCTGCGCGATGAATACACAACTAATTTAAAGAGCTTCACCGCTTCTATAGCCCAAGCAAAGAACCCCTCGGTAGCTGTCCCGTATATCCCCCCATCCTGCCATCCACGCTCGTAGCTGTGGATAACCCCATCGAAGTCGATGCAGAGTATAGGCTTGCTCACAGCTTATCCCGCCAATGCTTCGCCTTCTGCTCGTCAGTAAGGCCCTCGGTCTTGTCCATTTTTGGTAGCGGAATACCCTGCTCATCTACAGGATCGTACTCCTGTGCATCGTCGCCCATGTAGCTGTGATCCGGCATGGTAATGCTCTCACTGGCTGGCTCAGTCCCGTGTACTACCCTCGGGTCCAGATCGTCACCGCGCCTTAAAGCATCGCTCCCATACGTACCCTGTTGCATCCCCTGTTGCATGTACGGACTACCCAGTATGCTGGCACCCGCCTGCTGTGTGGTGGGATACCCCTTCTTCTGCTGTTCCTCTACCTCCTGCGCTCGCCGCTTCTGGTCGTGCCACACCTCCAGTACCACCTGCGGCAGTGCCTCCAGCGCCACCACGAACTCTTTAAAGTACATTTCCTTCTGGTAACACTCATCAGGCGTGTACCAGCCTATTACCACCCCATTCTGTATCTCTTTCATGTAGAAATTCAACTGCATACTATCCTCCCTCACTTGCTACAAACAGCCCTGCTATGACAGCCACGATAGCCACTGCCATCATTATCAGCATCACTATGACACCCCTGCCGGGGTCCGGATCAGGCTCAGTCATAGTAGATCGTACTCACCAGCACAGCCAGCCCTAGCAGCAACAACACCATGTAGCTGCACCCTGCCCATCCGGGGTCCAATCCGTCGTTCTTAGAGAACATCACGTAACCCCGGTGGCTTCATTATTTCGTACGCCGCCTTGGCTGCACCACTTACAGGTTCATACTCAGCATCCTGTACATCGGTCGTTAATTGCTTTAAAGCTTCCTGCTTGTGGTCCAGCCATTCCTCATAGGTACTGGCTCTTGGCATCAGGTTGACGTTCACCGTGACACCAGCCTTCTGTTCCTCCGGGGCGAACCCCGGCACCCGTGCTTTAAGGAGAGTGGCTAGTAAGCCGTCTGAGTATACTTGTTTCTTGCCTACTACCTCACCTTGGTAATACACATCTTCCTCTACACCTAGCACTGCCCTTCTGTATGCTTCGGACTCCAAGGAAGCCCATCCGATCATCTGTGCCGTCTTGATTGCAGCCTGTATAGAGGGGTCAGCTAGCGTCCACTGGTGCAGTTCCCTCGGGTTTATGCCTAGGGAGTGGCAGGCCCGTGTCAGGTCGCCCGCATTCGAGCATATCGCTTCCTCCAGAGCGGAAAGCGTCTCGGGGGATCGCTGTAACATGCCTTTAGGGTCCTTCGGAGAAGGGGGTTTGTCAAGGGGGTAATTACTTAGGGTGTTTTAAAGTATGTGACCGGAGGGTAATTATACCGAGTAGGCAGCTTTAGCTGGCTACGATGAATTGCGCGGGAACCAAGCTATACCGTATAACTTTTACCAATTAAAGTCATATTTTGTGTATGAGCCTGCTAGACGCCGAAATTGACCCGCCCTGCCGCCGAGGCCGGTGGCGTGTTGCTGTATTAACACAGTAATACACTAAGTATAGTTCAACTACAGTTCAAGTAATACTCAAGTATAGTTGAGTGCTTTAAAGCAATTAAGTAGTGATACTCAAGTATAGCACAGTAACACGCAAGTAATACAGTATAACTATACTTATGAATACTTGAGCGATACTTTAAAGCGTATAGGTACGCCTGCCCCGCCGAATGTAGTGTGTTATATAAGTCATACACATTTAACATAATACATATTATCACACTAGGAAACTTCCTAGTATTGGCCCCTTTTGCTTTAAAGCTCAAGTATTACTTATGAGCTTTAAAGCATCTAAGTATAACTATACTTGGCTATACTAAAGTACTTTAAAGCATCTAAGTATAAGTTATACGGTATACTTGGACACTGACAGTACAGGACAAATAGTTTTGATAATAATACTTTGCCTATACAGAACAGATCGCCTTATTATTATCAATCTCGCGCGCGGGCGTGCCTGCCCCTACGTTTCCCTCAGTTTTAATAATAATAATAATAGTATACTGGTCAATTACCGGGAACTATTAGCAAGTATACCGCTATTATTATTATCATGAGTGGGACAGGCGGGGTGTAACATTATATCATGTGTTTGCTAATAATATACCGTAGCAAGTAACCTCCTGCGCCATACCTAGGTGTATTACCTTAAGTAACACACTAACACACCTATACCGTATAACCCCTACTGTTGCCAATCAGGCACACTTTGTTACCGTAAAGCCACACTGCCCTAGCGTTCCGGGTATGTTCCTAGGAAATCCCCTACAACTCAAATGCAGGACAAATCCTACTGCGCGAGTGCATTCTGTCCGACACTAAAATCCAATGAAATCAGTGACTTAGCTATACCGTATGACGGACATATCCGACAAAAGAACAAAAGGCGAATACCGCCTAGGATATACCGTAGAGCGCGAAGAAATTATTTTGGGTGTCGCGGGTACCCCTAGAACTCATACGCGCTTAAATCGCTTCCTAGGAGCTTACAGAGGCATTTCCTGACAGTGAAATAGTTTCCCTACAGTAAACTTCCGGGAATTGGCACGATACTTGCAACGCGCGCGGGTGCGGATCAAAAAGGTATCGTGCGCCAGCCAGCCAGCCAGCCAGCCAGCCAGCCAGCCAGCCAGCCAGCCAGCCAGCCAGCCCGATGCTTTAAAGCTT